GTCGGGCTTTACCTTGTGCGCCTTTTCCGGTGTACAGTTCAAGCCTGTCGCCATTGCTGTCGTATACTGCATAATCTCTGTGAGTTTTAGTTTCATTTGACATTTTACTTTTTCCTATTGGTTAGTTGTTTGCTTTACCCATGATTGGGATACGAGGCCTCAGAGACTGAGACCCCATGTACCGATCATCGATTATACGTTGAAAAGAGAATGATCTTTACTTTGAACGTGCATACGCGCGAAGCCCCAAAAGGCATCGTGACGCTCAGGTCCGTTCGGGCCAGCTACCGTACGAGGCTCATAGTCGTATCCTTGCATTTCAGTGAGTTTGATAGTTAAACCTTGAGCAACGCCATCTCTGTTGATTAAGTTAGCATGACCATGAATACCACGATCAGCCATACTTTGAGTCTGGAAGAAGTCGTTGATATTGAAGCATGGAAAGGTAAGATCGTCGTTTCTGTTTACGAGGCAGATCATAGATGAGTCAAATGTGGGAACGCCATAATCGTTAGAATAAGCAGCGAACAAGGTGCCGATATTCTTTGGGTTGATTGAGAGGTGTTCTTTGATGAATGGCATGAGAGGAATAATATCGCCACGCTTGGTTACAAATACATAGACGTCAACGTCATATTGTAAGCCATGGTTACGATAAGTGGTGCTATTGACAGCTTCCATATTGCGATCAGCAAGTTGAATTTCGTACTTGTCATTCTTGATTTTATCGGCAGCTTCACGTACTTGAGTTGCTACGCGAGCGATATGTAAGAAGTACTGAGCCATAGGATTGTTGAAATTGCTGAGATGTTCTTTTGTGAAAGCATTGTAGATGATGCGGTCTACGATTTGATCGTGGCTCATTAAGTGATGATCGAATTTAGTAGCAGTTTCGATTTTGAGTACATTTGACATTTTACTTTTTCCTATTGGTTAGTTGTTTGCTGTTTGGCCTTGCTTTTTTGTTATAGGGGGCCAACTTCATTATATACTATTTAGACGGTCTTAGGGTAAAAAAAGACTTTTTTAGGAGTTTTTTTTTTTGATATACCTTTGTTCTTGTGGTATGAACAATCATGATCAGAAAACACACAAGACTTCTACGGACACCCGGAAAGGAAAACGGAAGCGTCAGCAAAAGCAAGATTTCGTTTGTTGCTTCTACAGCAGCAGTCGATCGCTATGGCGATGTCGTGGTTCAAAACTGGGAACTCGAATCCTACAAAGACAATCCTGTCGTTCTATTTAACCATGATCAACAATCCCTACCTATAGGGAAAGGCGACGTTAGAATAGAAAATGAGCAGCTTATGATTGACGTTGAGTTTGATATGGATGACCCAACTGCAGCTGAGATTGCTCGTAAAGCTAAGTCCGGCTTTTTAAATGCTGTCAGTGTTGGGTTTCAGCCGCTTGAGTTTGTACCTCGCAATGAGTTGCCAGGTGATCACGAACACAAAGGCGATATGGGCAACTTATATACCAAATCTGAATTGTTAGAGGTGAGTATCGTGACAATACCAGCACAACCAGAAGCAGTCGCAGTCCAACGGTCTGCTTTCAGTGATTTTACTGATGTCCTAAAAGACTTCCAAAAAAGCGAACGTAGAAAGAATTTTCTTGCAGGACTTAAGAAGCATATCATTAAGGTCGAAGAAACTGACGAAGCTTACATCGTTCATTTTGCCAAAGGCGAAGCCGTCCCTGACGAGGTGACAGAATACCTTGAAGATGACGATCGAGATCATGATGAAGATCACGAAGAAATGGAAATGGAAGAAGAAGAAGAAGACAAAGACGATAAGTTTCTTGATGATTTTATTGAAGCCTCAAAAGACGACGAAGACTACGACAAGGAAAAAGAAGAAGAAGAAAATCCAGAAGTAGAGCCTGATGAGGAAGAAGAAGAAGAAGAAGAAAAACCAAAAGGCAAAAGTTACAATCTCGCTCTATTGAGAGCACTCACTCAATCATTATAGGGAAGGCATTATGTCCACGACCAAAACAAATCAAAAGATGGTAAACGAGGCCCAGTCAATAGTACGCGGGATCATGAAACACCAAAAATCTGCATCAAACCGAATGGACGGTTTTGAACAACAAGTCAAAGATTTAAAGAAGGCCCAGCGACTTCTCGTTGAATCTGTACAGACTATGCCAAACGCACCATCAGGCGGTGATGCCAAGCTGAAGTCATTCGTCAAAGATGACGGCACTATTCAGTTCAGAACTGAAAAGTCAAAAATCAATATCCCAGGGACCGGAACCGTATCATACCAGAAAGATGGTTTGCTTGACTCCGACACACCTGCAAACGAATGGCATAAAGATTTAATTTCTATCCATCAAGAAAGAAGTTTTGTTCGTATGGTCATGCCAGAAAAGAATCCGTCAACTCCCAAGATGGATTTGAAACTTCACAAACATCTTCAACAAGCTCCGCGAGAAATTGCTCCCGCCATCCAGAAAGCTTTTTATGATGGATCTGGCGTGGGTGCGGAATGGATTCCTGATGAGTTTCGACCAGAGCTTTGGGAAGCATTCCAAATCCCTCGTCAGCTTAGAAGCTTGATTCCTTCTGTATCTGTTGATCGAAATACAATCTTAATCCCAAGATTGACCCGAGGTGGACGTCCTTACAAAAAAGGCGAAGTCACTACGGATGATCCGGCATTGTACACAGCCTCAACCGTTGAGACATCTCAAAAGACAATCAACATTAAAGGATTGGCTGCACGATACGTCGTTGATGATGCTGCAATGGAAGACAGCGCGATTGCGTTGATGCCAACACTCAGCCGTCAAATTGCTGTAGACCTTGAAGATGCCTACGAAGATTGCATGTTAAACGGTGATACTGCCGCGAGTCATGGCGATACCGGATTGGCTAATTGGAATATCCGCGACCGATGGGGAACTTCTGGATTAGGAACATCTGCCGACCACAGACGTACATTCATGGGTTTCCGACAAGCTGCTATTGATAGAAGCTCAAGCGGTGCAATTGCCGCACCAGCCGCATTGGCATTGAGTGACTTAATTTCAGCTATGGGAACAATGGGTGAATTCGGTACAGAAAACCGATACATCGTCTGTTCACCAGAAGCCTTGATCAAGCACCTTCTTAAGCTTGACGAAGTAACAACCATCGACAAATTTGGGCCTGCAGCCACAATCGTCAGTGGTCAAATAGGTTCAATCATGGGAACCCCAATTCTTATGTCTCGTTTTATGGGTGCTGACTTGAACGCTTCTGGTCTTTACGACAACTCAACCAAAACCCAAACTGGTATTGTCCTTTTCAATACCGCATCTTGGTATCAATACGAGCGTCGTGGTCTTCTTGTCGAAACCGATAAGGATATCCGTTCCGGTGCAGTTTCAATCGTAGCTACGATGCGAAATGTAATGGACACTCCTGACGTCGATGCTGCTAAAAACTGTGGCTACCTTTTCAACCTTAACGGTTAATCCGTATATCTTAGGAGATTAAAATGTCTGGAGAAAAAATCTATATCTCATTTCCATTTGATGAGACTGCTGGTAATACTGCCGAAGAATACTTCGGTTTCGACGAACGTGTTGAACTCGTTGGTGCTACCTATACTGACAAAGATGGCGTTGCTGCTAACAATAGCAATTATTTGGTTATCACGCTTGAGAATAGTGACGGGTCAAAAGTGTATTTCAGTCACGACACCAGAGCGGCAAACCAAGGTGCTATCACTGCAAAAACGCCAACCGCTTTGGCTGCAGGCGCAAACGTGAATGAAAACATCATAGATGCTGGTACATGCTTGGCTGTAAAATCTGTTCCCGCTGGTAGTGGAAAGGCTATGGATGGGACAATTACGGTCATAGCCAAAAAAGCTCGTTTGTTTTCATAGAGTGAACATGAATGGCTCTAATTTCTACAACGACGCTAAAGGAATATCTCCCTGAGATTCAAGGCACCGGTGCGGATTCAGAGCTGACCAGTTTGTTAAGTAGAGTCGAGGTAGCAGTAGCAAGCTATCTCGGCTTTCCTATGATAAACACTGGGTCAACATACAAATGCACAATGGAAGCAAATACCACGACGCAATACTATGATGGCCCGACCTTCAGCAATGGTTTGCTTTTAGACCTTAGAGTCAAGCCTGTCATTTCTGTGACGTCAGTTCATAGCGACCCATATCAAGAATATGGATCAGATACATTGATTCCCGCCAGTACCTACGAGGTTGATCTTTTAAAAGGACATATCCGTCTATTACCTAAGAATGTAACTGAGGTCTTTGAAAGAGGATATCGTGCAATCAAGGTTGTGTTTGTCGCTGGATACTCAAGCTCTAATATTCCCCCTGATATTCAACATGCAATATGCGTTTATGCCTCACAGCTTCATCGTAATAAAACGACTCAAGGAAAAGAAACTGTAAGTCAACGAGGTGGTTCTGTAAACATATCGCCTAAGACTATGCCTCAAGAAGTCAAACAATTATTGAACCCTTATCGTATGAGTGGGGTGATTTTATGAGTATGACACCCGAAGAGTTTGCTAAA